GAAGTTTCCGCCATAGCCAGCATCAACTGCAACGTCGGGAGACATGTCGGCTTCGATGCCGGTCACTACTCGGAAATTGTTTGGTAGCAATGCCGTGTTCAAACGGAAATTAGACCAACCCAAATGCGTGAAGCCGAAATTGTCAGCACCACCAACTGCGTAAGCAATTCGGTTGGGAATCGCTGCGAACGTCAGCGTGAATGTCGCACTGGCACCTGTTCCACCTGTCACGCTATTCGGTGTCCCAGCGTCAGCAGCATAGCCACCACCGGTAAGAAGCGTGGATGTCAGAATTTCGCCACTGCCACCTACGGTATCGACTCGAATCGTTGCTGCTGCCTTGCCATCGGCAAGCGTGCCGCCAGCGACAGTCAGGACATCGAGGGCCGTGTAGCCAGTACCCGCTGCGGCAATGACCGCTGTCGCCACGTCACGAAGCGCATCACCAAAAGTCATGGCTAGACCAGCGGGGTCCGCCTCGGCAGATGGCGCACCGGATAACTGCCAACCGAAAATAGTTCGATCCCGATAGTCCTCAGACGTGAACGTGTGAAAGACCTCGTACGATTCTTCAGATGCTTGAGCCTGAAGATGAGTTCCGCCCTCACGATTGTTCAGCGTATCGGTGTTGATACCCCCGAAGCCTGACCAGCCAGTTGTCTGATTGGCGTCGTCAATCTCAACCAGATTACTTGTGATCGAGACCGTCATGATTTGCGCTGCCTGTCAGCAAGCACGATCGCTGCCGCCTGAAAGCCGAACAACGACACGGTGCCGGGATAATTGATCACGATAGAATCGTCATGCGGAATTTCCATCAAGTCGTTCCTGGCAGTGCGTCCGAACACGTACACGCAATTAGTTGGATGCACGAAGCCTTCGAGATCCTGCTTGCCCTGCTGATCCACTACCACGACGAAATCATCGGGCGCGAAAATAGGGTGATCATCGCGATCGAGCAACTTCAGTTCTGCACCGTATGCTCGCGTCACCGTCCTCCACAACCGGAAGTCGGTCATGCCCTCCATCCAGGTCGGCTCTTTGAAAGCGGCAACGGTCAGCATGGATCGATGCGTCCTGTTGGATTCGGCTCAAGCACGGTCCACCTCGCGCCTTGCGAAGCTGCTGTCCAGCGTACAGGCTGTTCCTGCGCGAACCACAGGGCAGGACATTCGTCTGCGAACCAGATGTTCGGCGGATCTGCGATCCATGCTGCTGGTAAACACGGTGCCTCCCAGTTACTTTTGCGTTCTGCTGCGAACCAAGTGCCACCAATTTCTTCGTTGACGGCAGTCCATGTTCCCCCAGGCTCCTCGGCGAATTGTGCCTCATGTGGTAGCTCGTCCGCCAGCCATAAACTAGCACACCTGATCGCTTCCCATCCGGCACTGTTGCAATCGGCCAGCCAGAATTCACAGTCCTCTGGATCGCGAACGACGAACAGCGCGAACAGCGGGTCCGTCCACTCGTACGGAATAACAGCATCAAACCCCGGATCAGCAACCCACTCGATTGGGAACGAACGCGTTTCGTCGAGGATGCCACGAGCTTCCCACGGAATTGCTTGATCGAAATTCTTGAAGAAAATCTGTTGCCACTCGATCGGGATCTCGGAGTCCAGCTGCACGAAACTTTCCGACAGCCACTCGTACGGAATTACCTGATCGAACTGAACCGGGCTGAACCACGAGATTGGAATCCGCTGATCCGAATCTATCGCAGGACTAAGCCAGTCGATTGGGATCTGATTGTCATCGCCAACGTCGACTACCCACTCGACCGGGATCACGAACGCAGGCTGCAGGTCAACATTCCATTCAACTGGTATGGACGCGTCCAGGGCTACTCCCTGTGTCCAGTCGTAGGGAATGACGAAGTCTACTGCACTGAACTCACCACTCCACGACACCGGTATTTGATGATCCAGCTGCAACTGCAAGAACCATTCGACAGGGATGCCATGGTCTCGATTGACATCGAGCGTCCACTCAACCGGCATCTGTCGATCGAGTTCGAGGAAAATTGTCAGCTGCCAGTCGTACGGTATGACGCGATCTATTATTAACTCTGCCGTCCATTCAACCGGAATAATTTGATCGACATCAATGAAGCCTGCCCAGTTAATCGGTATCTGGTGCAGCGACACGATCACGGTTTCGAGCAACCACTCCACCGGGATCTGGTGATCAATATCTAGGTCGGTCTTCCATTCAACAGGAGTTTGCCTGTCTAGTTCGAGATCCAGCTTCCAGTCAAATAATATCGGGAAGTCTGCTCCCGGATCTGCGAACGGTCCTCGCCATGCGAACGGGATCTGGTGATCACTGTCTGGTATCGGTCCTTTCCATGCGAACGGGATCTGGTGATTTGCTCCAACTCCGCTTCGCCATTCGGCAGGAATCTGATGATCACCGGGAACTGTTGTGAGCGTCCACTCCACTGGAATTTGTCGATCAATGTCGAGATCGAGGGTCCACTCGACCGGGATTCCAAGGTCTGCACTGAACTCTCCTGACCAGTTAATTGGCATTGACCCGTCTGCCACAATCCCTTGCAGCCACGACACAGGTATTTGATTATCAACGGCAATTCCCTGCCGCCACTCGACTGGAATCTGGAAGTCACCCGGCACCATGACGGTGTTCCACTCCACCGGGATCTGGTGATCGAGAAGCAGTTCGGTAAACCACTCGACGGGTATTGCGTGATCCGCCTGCAGATCCTCGCTAGTCCAATCGACAGGAATTTGTTTGTCGATCGCCAGACCCTGTTGCCACTCAATCGGGATCGCGTGATCGGAATCGACCGGTGTCGCTCCGCTTATCTTGTAGAGAACAGCCGCGTACGCTGCCGTGATGCGAACCGGCGCTGACGGTCTCGTTGTCAGGACAGCCGCGTACGCTGCCGTGATGCGAACCGGCGTTGACGGTCTCGTTGTCAGGACAGCCGCGTACGCTGCCGTGATTCTTGCCACGGTATTCGTTGAGACATCGATAGGTGCCGTGTCACCTGCCGTGCCGACGCCGACGTAATCTACTTCGAATTGATCCTGGTTCTGACAACCGATGCCGACCCAGCCATCGACATCGAGGTCGCTATCGGTTTCATCAATCAGCCAAGCGGTAGGCTCCGGGTCCGCAGCATCCCAGACGCGAAATTGAAGTGCAGTCCCATTCTTTCTGAATCTGCAGTAGTACCATTTATCAATTAGTGGGTTCTGGAGTGAAGTGGCTTGGTCGACTAATTGCGGCCACGCTTTAACGGTGCCAATGTCTGTCGGTGTTCCCGCGTCGTATCTTTTGAGTTGCCAATTTTCGTTTTGACCCAGCAACTCGTACTCAACGAGATACCCGTCTTCACTGCCAGCACTGCCACTGCCATTGACCCAAAGACTAAAGCCGAGATCCGCGTCGGCATCATTGATGCGCCAGCGCACAACGATTTCTGAGTCTTGTCTCTCTGTATCGGCATCGACACCGTCGAACGAAAACAGGCGTTCGATGCTGGCAGTATGGACAAAGCGAAAGACTCGATCGTCTTCAGCTTCGCCGACACTCTCGACGGTCCAGGTTTGATTGGTTGTAGTAAATCGGTTGGTGAAATTCGTCGGGGCGGACCCCGTGGTCATACCGGCAAAGTCTTCGCTATAGGTGGTCACCGACTTACATCACGTATGCAGGTCTAAGCCGAACTGCGCGGTGTTGACAGCTGCTTCGGTCCAATTGCCACCACCATTGGGATCGTTCTCGAAGATATGTTCTTTAACTGAGTAGTCAACGCCCAGCGTCTTGCTCGGACTCTCGACTTCTGTCACGTTGTTTCGCCCGATGACGCGAACCTCACGGAAACCCGCGTCTTCTTTTCTACAGATCATCTTCGCAGCAACTGCAAACACGGTGTCAATAGCGCCAGTCAGAGCCGCAAACCCATAAAGCTCTCGATCAGTTACCGTAGCCGACCAGTTGTAGGTCGTGTCATTGTCGGGCGTGAGTCCGTCGTCGACATTAAGGTGTTGACCCACTGCAGGTGACGCCGTGAAGTCATTCTCATTGCCAAGCGCATCGGGAAATACTGTTTCGACACGGCAATCGCCAAGCAAACCTACGTTGTCTGAACCCTGGTCATCGAGGAAATATATGTCATCGAAACGCGTGTCGACTGTGGTGCTACCAGATAATTCGACATTATCGACAACCGCGCTACCACCGTTCTGCGTGTCAACAACAGTGTCCGTCATTACCTGCACGCCATCGACGTGAATGTCGTAGTCGCCAGTGGTGTTGTCGATGCGAGCATTGATTTCAATGTAATACCACTGGCCTGCGTTAAGCCCCAGGCCGCTTGTGATGTCTATCTGAGTTGCACCACGCTTCAGCCGTATTTCTCCAGCGTCGGTAGTTCCCAATACGAGATGATCAATCGCGCCATTTCTGAGACGGAGGAAATCGGAAGTCAGCATGGAATCGGCAAAATTGACTGCCAGTCCACAGGTGAAATCGACTGACGCCGGAACGCCCTTAGAGATATATATGCCGTTGGCAATGAGTTCGACACACCGACCCTGATTGAAACGGGTATCGGCACCAGTCAACAGGTTAATAGCAGAAGATATTAAAATAGAAGTCCAGCCGCCGCGCTGCACCTCGGCGTCAGTCCCGTACTGATCGAACCCTTCGATTAAGAGCATTGCCATGACTGGCTGCTCTTACAGCTGGAGGTAGGTCATCTCAACGCCGGGAGCAGGGTTGATTGGCGCTGCTGTCGGGTTGACGAACCGAACCGTAAGCTCGCCATCGTTGGTCGCGTGCGCAGTGGCTGCGTAATTGAGACCCGCATCGAGTGCGGCGAGATCGAACGCGACAAGATATAGCTCACCAGCCTGCACACCGGCCAGCCCGGTTAGGACTGCGTCAACGGTTGTGATGGTGGCGATAGACGGAATATCGACATCAGCCTGTCGCGCTTCGTCTGCGTTTACTTTCAAAACCATGCCGATCTCCTAAAAAAAGTGTGCGCGCACTCGACGCGGATAATTTCGTTCCTGCTTGCGAACACGGAGCAACCGTGCTGATGGGCGCTCACCAACCATTGCAGTAAACGCTTCCAGGAATTCTTTCGCAAGGGTCTTGTCCTCAGTTTCCGAATCCCGCTTCTTGTACGCGAGATACTTCATGTACTCAAGCAGGCAAAGATGATGTTGCTCGTGGATCTCCGGGGAGTGCTGGTGACGTTGCGGCCACAGCATCGGCGCAGCTGGCAGGCGATCGACGGTCATGTGGATGGTGCCATTGAGTTCCGGCACGCGATACAGCTGCAGCTGGTGCGTATCGGTGTCCTCGATGTAGAACTCGACCGTGCCCTCTTCAGGACTGGTTTCCTTATCCCAGTCGTCGTGGGACAAGTCCATCTGATGCGTTGTGCGTTTCAACAGCAGGAACTCGTCGTTGTTGGAATCGACGAACTTCATGCGGCGGATTGACAGGATCTTTGGTGAGAGCGTGTACACACCAGTGGACGCGACCACGGTGATCTGCGTGATCGCAGGCGTAACGTCTTGATCGAGAATGGGCTGGCGGAAGCAGAACTCGGTGACAGCCTGATTCGCGTACCGGCAGACCTCCTGGTTTGACCACAGGAGACCGGTGTCAGTGTTCTTCCAGTTTACATCGGTGACAGTATCCCCAGGAAGGTCGTCAACGTCTTGCCGGAAGAGTGTTGCCAGTTCCTCTAGCGTCAGAGGTAGCTTTATGTCCTGGGCACTCGCCATTTTCCGTTACCTATTCAGATTCGTTCTCGTCCTCGGCATCAACACGATCTTGCTGTACTTCTTCGATCGCTGCAAGGAATGTTTTACGAGCCTGACCAGCGCGTTCCATAACCGCTAGTTGTGTGAGAGCTTCGTCAGACAGTTCTGGCATTTCAGCGGTGGCTTCGACGACACTCATGCTGACGATCGTTTCACACATCTGCATTTCGAGATCGAGATCTTCTTCGACCTTGAGCTTGTCGTCTTCACTCGGCTCGTCAGGGATCTCTTCGAGTACCGGTTCCGGCTCTGGCACAGGGTCGGCCATGGCTTCGCCTGCTGGCGTATATTCCCTGATCGCGAGCAACATGGCGAGATCCGCCTCGTCCTCGACTTCACAGACGTGAGCGTCACCGTGTCCCTCTTGTGGACGGAACCAGTATTTGCCATTCGGCATGTTGATGTTGGAGCCGACGCCGTTACGCGTGCGTCTGATGTGCAGTTCTACTAGCATGATCTATCCCCAGTTGAAAAAACGATGGGGGCGAGATGCCCCCACCAATTCCACAAACCAATCACCCGAAGAGGATTGATTAAGTTTCGAACTGCGCGCCGAGTTCGGGACGCGTGACCAGCGTGGCGTGGATGTCGCCAACCAGTCCCGTTGCAGCCACAACATCAACATCTACGATGATGAAACGATCGTAGTTCGTGACCGGGAAGTCCCAGACAATTTTGTTCTCGTACCGATTGTCGCCAACGGCCTGAACCGACTGAGCAGCGGCAAACAACGTCGCGTCAGTCGTGTCAGCTGGATCTTGGACAGTGTCTTCGACACCGACATCGATCGTACCGGTTGCGCCCATGTCCAGATCTTCGGTGATCAGGTGCAACGTCACGATGCGATGCTGGGCAGGCAGCTTCAGCAACCGGATTCGTGTTGCCACGTCTTCCGTATCTGTTCCCGCGAGCGTGATGCGAGTCTGTTGAGTGACCGTCTGACCAGCTTGCGCTGACGCAATAGCCGGACCAGAGTTTCCACCCATGACTGTTTCTAATGCAGGCATAAATCTCTCCTAAGTGGGCATCTCTTTTCAGCCCTGTAAGTTACTAGCCTGGATCAGCCGAATAGGTGTCCAGTACGATGATACCGAAGTCCTTTGCAGTGCCCTCGATAGTGAAACGGGTTTTCTTCAATCCGAAGATCGAAGACGTGCTGATCACCAGCTGGTTGCCGTTGTCACGAGTTTCCTCGTGCCAGTTGAACCGCAATCCAGTACCCGGCGAACCGAAGGCTACGACTGCAGCCTGCGCACCTAAGAACAATGCGCGTGCAGCTGGCTCGGCACCACCGGCACCTGCATTCGTGAAGCGAATAATTCCCTTATGCGAGTGCATCACAACGCTGTTATGCATGCCAAGGGAGCCTTTGAAAATCGGAGACTTCCTGCCTTCAGCAGCAGCGGCAGCTTTCTGGATTTCAAGCCAGTTGCTTGCGCCTGTCGCGGTTCTGAGATCAAACGCCTGCCACGGTGACATGAGCAGAACGTAATGCTCCTCGCCGTCGATCATGATCGGCTGGATCTGTGGCGTGCCTTGCGTGCCACCACCCATCATCACGGCTTTCGTGATGGCGCGGTCAACTTCGACCGTAGTGATCTGATCGTCGTTCGAGATCGTTGCGAAACTCGTGGCATCACCACCGAACATCTGATGCTCGGCATCCGGCACCTGGATTGCGTTGTTACTGAACCCAGTGTAGGACAGCGGGAAGATGTACTCGGTGTTCGCGCCACGCGAACCGGAAAGGTAAATGAAGAAAAGTTCGTCGAAGATCCTGCCCCACCACTCGGCTTGTCTGGCACGCGCAACACGACGAAGGTCGTGAATAGTTCTTTTGCGTGTCATCCGTCCGCCGCTGTTCACTCCGCCGCGCATCTGATCTATAAAAACGGCGTCCGTATAGAACTTGAGATCTTCTTCAGTTCCTTCCTGGACATCGTCGCCTTCGATCGGCTGTTGACGAAGCTGCATAGACAGGTCGAACGTAATTTGTTCGCCAGCGTCAGATTCGAGTTGGGGAAGCATCTGAATGGGCATGCCGGATTCCGGCCCGACACCCATAAATTTCTTGTTGAAATACGATACTCGTGCTGTATCGACCGCCAGGAATGCGGAAAACCGCTTGACGGCCTTGGCGTCGTTAAGACCGATGATAGTCTGGGCCATGGCGTGAAAACCTCCAACGTGGTTGGTAAGTCGTCACTCTTGCGACGATCAAAATATGAGCGTCAAGCGCCCTATCTCGCGACTATAACACCATCCGGGGGTAAAACTTCAACCCCAACATCTTCCGGCGCGTCGATCGCGAGACGGGCGTACTTGTTGCCGCGCTTGAAAATGAGCTTTACCGAGACCTTTTGCGAGGCGTCACCATTGGTGAACTTGAGCTTGTGGTTGGTTTTCAGATCAACCTCCAAGCGGCCCCCGCGTTCCAGGTCGCGGTACAGCGTCATTGTCAATAGTTCCTTGAATCCAGGTACTGATCCGCTTTTGCCTTCGGCATTTTCGCCAGTGCCGCTTCGAGATCCATGCCTTCCAATTTATCGATCTGCGCGAATTCGTCGACAGACTCCTCTGTCTCTGCAGCTGCCGGAACATTCGCCAATGTTTTCGGTGGCGGATCTTGCGGCGTCTTTTTGTGTTCGTCCTGGATCTGCTCCGTGCGCTTGACCTCCTCGTCTTTTTCGCCTTCGTCAGCAGGTACTTTTGCCGCGTCCATGTTGAACGCTTCACGTACCTTGCCAGCGGCTTCACGCAAGAACCAACGATAAGATTTACCGCTGTTCTCTTCGTCGGCATACAAGTCTTCAAGACCACCGCGCAATGCGCCATAGACAACAGGATTTTTGAACTCTTCATTTTCTTCAACGAAGCGTTCGACTTCCCAGTTCCAGTGTTGGTCCGCCATGAGTTCGTTGTTACCGGCAACGAATTCGGCTTCACGCTTTTGCGCCGCAAGCTCCGACAACTTCGTTGTCAGGTCACGATTTTGCTTGGCGTGCGCAGCGTAATCGATAGTGCCTTCTGCAAGTTCTGCGTCGAGTGCTTCGACAGCATCGTTAGCTTCTTTCAGCTGATCCTCGTAGTCTTCCGGTATCCCGCGTGCCGCTAATTGCGCACGAAAGGAATCTACACCGGTAGGGGGAGGTGCTGCGGACTCGTCCTCACCATCCTCTGAAGGTTTGGCCGCTGCAGCTGCGTCATCCGTGCTTGCGGATGCATCCGCTGCAGCCGCCTCCCCGTCGTCTTTGTCGCCATCGGTGACCTTGTCATCGGCAACGGCATCAACTTTCTTATCCCCGTCTTTAAGGTCGGCGACGGCACCCGCTTTCTTGTCGTCGGATGCCTGGGGAAGAACCTCCGACTTCTCGTCAGCTGCGGCACCGTCACCGTCTGTCTTGTCGGTAGCGGACTTCGATTCTGACTTTTCGCCGGACTCCTCCGTTTCTTCCTCTTGCAATGCAGCTATCTCTTCGGGTCCGAGACCTGCTGCTGCCATACTCTCTTCTGTTTCTACATGCTTCGTCATATCGTCACTCCTGCGACTTCGAACGATTAAGTAATCGCGTCACCACCATCTGGCGGCGGACGTTCCGGGGGTTGGAATGGCACCACAGACCCGCTTGCGTTTGGATCTACGACACCACTCTCTTCTTTGAAACTGGCAAAAAGTTCGTCTACCGCTGCAGCGAGTTGCGGATTGGCGGCAAGCGCCTCGGCAATCTCTGTTGCGGATTTCATTGCATTGGCTTCTGCTACGGCAGCATCGGACGTAGTCTTCGCGGCTCTGGTTTCCTTCGTTGCGATTTCGGCTTCCTGGTCACGAACATCGCGATCGGCGTCTTCCGCTTTCTGCTCATCGCGCTCTTTACGCTTGTCCTCTGCATCAGGTGCATCAGGATCGATTTGTCCATTCAACTCACGGATGCGTCGAACCATTTCGTCGCGGTTCGGATGATCGCTGAGATCCAATACCATGTCGAGCAGAGCCAGCTGAACTTCTGGTTCGAGTTGGCCCATGAGATTCATCATTGACTCGAACATAGCGAGCCTGACGGTCTCGTTGAAATTCTGCGTGTCGACAATAAAGTCGGCTTTCGCACGAGTGATGTCGTTTTCGATCTGCACATTGCCGTCGCCATCCTGACCGGGCATGTTCACGTTCATGAACTCTTGCTGACCGCGATCTCCCGTAATACGGAACACCTTTGGTTCGGTGTAATACTGCTCGATCAGTGACAGCTTCTTCTCGCCATGCAGCTGTATGGCATAGCGAAGGTTATCGAAAAGGTCGGCAGTGACGACGGAACCCTGCGTCTGTCGCAAATTGATCGCCCGACCGGAGCTTGCATTCGTGACTTCGCCACGATTCTCCTCCGTCACTCCCGACGTAGACTCAAGGAACTGAATGTCGTGGATCATTAACGCGACGTGTTCTTTTGCAAGAGCAGTCTCGTTTGAGATCTCGAAATCCGACCCCCGTTGTTTCTTGATGATGCCGTCCGGTCTGGCTACCTGCTCCTCGACTTCATCCCAATCTTCGACAGCATCGTCGTCCGCGATGACACGGTTAGTCGACAAGATCCACAACGCTTTCGACCTGCGCTTATTCAGATCTTCCTGCGGATCTCGCATGTTGCGAATAACGCCATACGGCTGTCCATCGCGATCGCGTTTGAATGCCCAGATCGGCGTGAACGCAAACCGGTCATGCCGATAAGGGGATGCCACGTCTTGAAGCATTCCCTTATTGCAAAAGATGGCAACCCGAACTTTCATTTTTACTGCGTCGTAAACACTGGCGTGCCCGTCATCGAGCAGTCCCTGCACTGACGCCGAACGCGGCCCCTTTATTTCGTCGCCGTTCATCCGCATGAGTTGATTGCGGAAGATCGGATTCATGAGAGGGCTGACTCTGGTGCGCAGCATCGAGATGTTTTCTGGCACTCTGTACCAGCACTCGATCAAGCGCACACGCTTACGACGGATTCCAATATGGAAGCTGTCGCTGAACATCGCTCGCCCAGATGCAATTGTCGATGACCCTGGTGTGAACGCGTGGTAGAGACCCGTGAAGCCCAAGTCATCGTCTTCACTGAATGAAAACAACTGGTGCGACACAGACGACTGACGGATGACTTCCTGACGATCCGGGAACATCGTCATCGCGATGTCTTCGTCAACCCACTTGGCGCGGAACAAGAACCTGGAATCGGAATTATCACGTTCCTTTGCAAGCGGGTCATTCCAGATGTTTCGCCAATGCTCCCACCTGTCAAACAACGGCTCCTCGGTCGGATCTGACCTGATGCCGCATTCGAGCCAGCCAACACC